AATATTTGATGCTGTGCTAATACCAGAAGTAGATATTGTTCTCTCTTGATTTTTGTAACCAGCACCAGAATTTTTTACATTTATATTACTAATTACTTTCTTTCTCTCTAATGTGGAGAAGGTTTGTAAACCATTACCAATTCCAGTAAGACTAATAGTATTAATGCCAAGATTGGCGTCATTGAATGTTGGGAACAGTTTAATTCTAGTGCCGTCAACAATCTTTGAAAAGTATATTGAATTGGTGCTTAATCCAACGACAGGATCTTTATTTGTATCATATCTTACTTGCTCAATAGTTCTGAGATTATGGAATGTTGTAAATCCAATAATATCATTTACAATGTCAACACCACCATCAAGATTATTATATACAATTCCTGCTTGGAATGAAATAACATGATCAGTATCAATCAAGTTAATAAATGCCTCAGCATGAGATGTTGGATTTCCACCAGTGATTTTTACAGTTGGAGATTCAATATAATCAAATCCTGATGTTAAAATTCTTAATTCAGATAAAGAACCATCAACACATACTTTGCCAGATGCACCACTTCCATATGCATCAGTAATACTCAGTGTTGGTGGATTTATAACGTCATAATCATTACCAGGGCTTGATATCTTAAATGAATCAATACCACCATAAAAGATGACATCAGATGACTTATAGTTTTCAATTTCTACACCATTAATCAGAACACCAGTTTTACCAGGTTTTGTGATAAAGATTCCTGCTTCTTGAGTTGGTTTATCTATCTCCCTAAAAATTTTTTGACCTGAAATGTTCTTCTGATAGAAAGGATAATATGTAAATTTGTTATTTGTTACAGAACCAGAAGGAGTGATATATTTTTGATTCTGTAAGTCCGCCTTACTCTTTGTCAGTCTAATACTAAAAGAGTCTATTCTTTGAACAAAATATATGCCCTCATCAACATTAGTAAATTTACTTGTTGTAGTATCTACAATATCAGGACCATCACCATCTGTTGAGATGATTGTTGTTTGAACATCACCACTGTAATAGACAGAATCACCAGTAAACAATCCATGATCTAATGAATTTGTTAATGTAATAATATCAAAGTTTGCTGCTCCTGTAAAAGTTAATTTTTTAATATCACATCTTATCTCATCTTCATAGTTGGGAATACTATTAGAAGCTAAGAGATACTTACTTTCCTTCAGATATACATTTAAAACATTAGCATTAAAATCACTTATGGCAAGTTTGGAAGAATTTCCTTTCAACAATTGATTCTCAACAGAAAATCTTTGTGTTAATGTTGTTGGTGGAATTGCACTTTCCAATTCAATATTAAATGCTTTGTTTGAATTTACAGATGATACTTCACAATTGAACGTTGTATTTAAATCCTTATTAGTAAGAATAAGTTTATAACCACTTTTCAGTCCATGATTTTCGAAACAATCAATCAGATAGATGTTGTTAGAATTGTTTAAAAGTGTTATACTTGCAACTTCTAAATTAAATTTTATATTATAAAACCAATCATCTTTAGAATCATCTACACCAAGAGATTTGAGACTGATTCTGTCACCTACACTAAATCCAAAATTTTCATCAACATATTCAACTTCTTCGCCTTCGACTTCTTCTTCCTCTGCAACAACCTCTTCCATAGTTTCCTCTTCTTCGGATACTACTTCATCTTCTGCTACTTCTGGTGTTTCTTCAAGTACTTCTTCTTCAGTCTCTTCGACTTCTTCTTGATGTACATTACCTTTAGAGCTAGGTTGAGCTACAACGCTTTGAGTTGCCTCACCGTCGTTGTAATTAGGTGCTTTACCAGCGCCTGAGTTAGAAGGTCTAGGGGCACTACCAGCTTTAGCGGATGCTTCCTTACCTACTGGGCTAGTTAATCCGCCTTCAGGGTTGCTAGTACCACTTAGGTCTTGCTGTTCTGGGTTTGGATTAGAGTTACCTTGTGTAGGCGGTGTAGCATCTCCATTGCTAGCCTTATCTAAAGGACGATGTGCCTTCAGTTCGTCTAGCACTTCTACGGCGTCGTCTTGTAACTTGCCTTCTAGAAGTTCTCTGATTTTGGATTCTACTCCCATGTTACTCTCCTTTTAGGATTATTT